AAGATTTAAAACTTATAAAATGTAATGATATTGTTCATTATATGTTAAATAGAGCAGATTATAAAGACGATGAAATAACATTAGACTATTCAGAAATTAAAGTTAAAGAAAGAGATTTTGAAGATATTAAATTAAAATTAGAAAAAGGTTATAGGGCTTATAGTTCTTGGTTTGAGGCAATGGCTAAAAAGTTGAAATTCGATAAAAGAAAAATTTCACAAGAACTTGAATGTAACTTTTTAGGTTCGGGGGATAATGTTATTCCACCCGAAACAATGAAATCAATTAAAGATAATCAAATTAGAGAACCTGAAAATAAATTCATGGGTGGTGTTTTATGGCAATGGAAAGAACCAATAGCTGGACACCGATATATAATGGGCATGGATGTGTCTCGTGGTGATAGTGAGGATTTTACAACTTTTATAATAATAGATTTTGAAGAAAGAGAACAAGTTTTAGAATATATTGCAAAAGTACCACCAGATGTTGTTGCAGAAATTGCGTATAAATGGGCAACAATGTATAATGCATTTATCGTAACTGATATTACCGGTGGAATGGGAGTTGCAACATCAAGAAAACTACAAGAACTTGGTTATAAAAACTTGTACGTTGATGGGGTTAATCCTGCAGATAAATGGAAATGGGACCCCAAAGCAAATGAAAAGATTCCCGGTATTAATTTCAATTCAAAAAGAGTTCAAATAGTTGCAGCATTTGAAGAAGCATTAAGACATGATTTTGGTGTAAGATCCCAAAGATTATATAACGAATTAAATACGTTTGTTTATATTAATGGAAAACCTGACCACCAAAAGGGTCAACATGATGATTTGATAATGGCTATGGCTATGGCATTATATGTTGCAGAAACATCTTTTTCAAAATTAGAAAAAGCAACAGAACAAGCAAAAGCGATGATAGAATCTTGGTCGGTAGAAAGTAATAATTACACAGGTTCGTATACAAATTTTAATCCTGGCGTACCTGTAATGAATATCCAAAACCAAGAATACGGTCAAGGACAAGTAACAAAAAGTGACTATGAAAAGTATTTATGGTTATTCGGGTCAAGAAGGGTTTAAAAAAACACCAATGATCTTATTTTTAAAATAAAAAAATATGGCAGAACAAAAATATACAGTTTGGCAAAGGTTAGGAAGTGTTTTCGGACCTAATTCAACTATGGACCAACAATCTCCGGTCTTCAAGTTCGATAAACAACAATTACTAAAAACCACAGATAAAAAAGAGTACGAAAGAGAAAAACTAGAGGCGCAACAAACAATGTACATTGGAAAACAATGGCAAAAAGTTGAAAGTAACCTATACCAACAAGCAGTATATTATGAACCAACAAGAATGGCTTCGTATTATGATTATGAATCTATGGAATATACTCCTGAAATATCAGCAGCTTTAGACATATATGCAGAAGAATCCACAACGCCTGATCAAGACGGACACATTATAAAGGTTTATTCAGAATCAAAAAGAATAAAACAGGTATTGGTTGATTTATTTGTTAATAGATTAGATATTAACACTAATTTACCTATGTGGACAAGAAACACATGTAAGTTCGGTGATAATTTTGTTTACTTGAAATTAGATCCAGAAAAAGGTGTTGTTGGGTGTCAACAATTACCAAACATACAAATCGAAAGACTAGAAAAAGGTATGAGGTTCCAACCTGACAAATATTCTCAAGAAATGGAAAATGATGCCCTTAAATTTGTTTGGAAAGAAAAAAACATGGAATTCAATACTTGGGAAGTTGCTCATTTTAGAATTTTAGGAGATGATAGAAAATTACCATATGGTACTTCTATGTTAGAAAAGGCTCGTCGTATTTGGAAACAATTATTACTTTCTGAAGATGCTATGTTAATTTATAGGGTTTCAAGGGCACCAGAAAGAAGGGTATTTAAAGTTTTTGTTGGTAATATGGACGATAAGGATGTTGATTCTTATGTACAAAGAGTCGCAAATAAATTCAAAAGAGATCAAATCGCAGACCCTAAAACAGGAAATGTAGATATGCGATACAATCAGTTGGCCGTAGATCAAGATTATTTTATACCTGTTAGAGATCCAACAGCGACAAATCCAATAGAAACATTACCAGGTGGGACTAATTTAGCAGAAATTGCAGATATTGAATATATACAGAAAAAATTAGTAACGGCATTAAGAATTCCAAAGGCATATTTAGGGTTTGAAGAAGCGGTTGGGGATGGTAAAAACTTATCTTTATTAGATATTAGATTTGCAAGAACAATTAATAGAATTCAAAAATCTATGATTGCTGAATTAAATAAAATTGCAATTATACATTTGTTTTTATTAGGATTTGAAGATGAATTAACAAACTTTACTATTGGTCTACACAACCCATCTAAACAAGGTGAATTATTAGCAATTGAAATATGGAAAGAAAAGTTTGCAATTTATAAAGAAGCGGTTGCTGAAATTGCAAATTCAGTAGCACCAACATCAGCATCATGGGCTAAAAAGCATATTTTAGGTTTTTCAGATGAAGAAATTAGATTAGACATACAACAACAAAGAATAGAAAGAGCAGTATCTGCTGAACTTGCAAAAACCGCCGAGGTTATAACTAAAACAGGTTTATTTGACAATATTGATCAATTATATGGTAAAAAAGAAAGTGAGCCGGCAGGTGCGGCACCTGAAGGTGGTGCTTCTCCTGATATGGGTGGAGGTGCTCCACCACCTGAACCTGCCGGAGGAGGTGCTCCACCACCTGAACCTGCTGGAGGTGCAGTAACACCTGAAAGTTTCAAGAAAAGTGATCTTAATTTAATTTTAGAAGATAGTCTTTATTATGGATCAACATCTTTGGATTTATCAAAAGGTAGAGTAACATTATCAGAAATTGATGATAAATTACATAACTTATTGAACAAGTAATATATTTATAAATAAAAACTTATGAATACATTCGGTATAATTAAAACAAAATTAGAAGAAGCATCTATAATATCTTACAAAAATAATAAGTTTGATATTTTTATGGGTGCATTTAATAAATTAGTTTTGGAAAATAAAGATATATGTGAACTCTATTACATATATGAAGATCTATCAAGTAAAAAAGGTTTAGATAAAGACATAGTTGATGAATATATTAATGAAAATGTGGAATATTCTAAAGTTCTTATTGAAGAAAACGAAGAATTATTAGACATATTAGGTCATTGGTTAAATAAATTGGTTGTTAGTGAAAGTAATGATTATAAAAGTATAGATACTTTAATTTATAACGATAGTATAAAAAATTTAGAAACAGTTTTAGAGTGTAAAAAACAAATTAAAAATAATTTAGTTCAAGAATCTAAAATTGAGAAAACAAATGAAAGTGTTAATCTACCATTAAATACTATGGTTAAGATGTATGAACAAAATTTAAAAAGAAATTTAAATCTTGATGAAAAGGATTTACAAGAAGTTAAATCTATAAAAAATATTTCTAAAAGTGATTTAGAAAAAGAAATAAAAGAATTAACAGAATCTATAATTTCTAAACTAAAACCATCACTTAACGAATCTACAGATATTGAACTAAACAATAAAATTCAAGATACTATTGATAGAGTGTTGAATACAACAATAAGTCATTATGACTTATATAAACTTAGAAAACTAAACGAGGGACTATGAAATTTTTTAAAAGTATGTTTGGTGACGGTAATGGTAATATTTCTTCAAAAAGAGTTGCGGGAATTATTTGTGTGGTGTTTTTAAATGTTACACTTATAGCAAATTCTTTTTCACATGGAGATATTAAACCTTCCGATATTTTGGTTGAAACAGTTGGACTTTTAGCATTTGGATGTTTAGGCCTAACATCAACTGAAGCGATTTTTGGAAAAAAATACGACACCAAAAAAGACGAGACTCAAGAAGAAGTATAATTCTTTTGTTTGTATTTTGCTTTTTTAATTTGAGCCCTTCGTGTTACGGAGGGTTTTTTATATTCTTGTCTTTCTTGTAATTGTTGTATTTGTTTAGTTTTATAAATTTTAAATTTATATGCCTTTAAAGCTTGTTCTAATGATTTGTTATTTTTAACTTCAATTATTATCATAATTTTTTTGGGTTTACAATATAAATATAAGGGGTTTTTTAAATTTTGACAACTGTAATTTTTTTTATTATATTTTATAAAAATAAACGGCAAAGTTATGAATAATGAAGAAAGGAAAAACATCAAAATTAAATATTTTTGATGATGCGAAATGCCACTACGGTACTGTTGACTCTAAAGACTTGAAAACAATTTACGTAGTATTACAAACATGGGTAGAACCAATAAACGATGAAGAAAACTGGACTAGAATAACAGGAATAATAAAAAGACAAATACAACACACACTATTAGAAGTGGTTGATTCATTTACATTTGAAAGAAAACAAATAGTCGATTTAGATTTAAGGACAAGCGGAATACAAAAAAATAAAAAAAGTTTTCTTAATTTAGAAATTACCTTATTCATACACGATCAAACAATAGATTTTAAATCAATACTTTTAAGATCTAAAATAAAAAAATTAATATCATCAGTTTATTATGACGACCTTAAAAATTCCAAGTATTTTATTTTAAGTAAGACAAAAACAAAAGAAACCGAAACAACATAATATTTATCATAAAAAACATTATGAAAATATTAGGACCAAATGATACGGGTAAGGGTATTCTTGTTGAATGGGATGCCGGAATTATAAACCCAAATGAATATAGAAATAGCCAAGTAATAAAAGAATCTTACGGTCAATTAGATCATTCTAAACCTTTTGTATTTTACGCAACTTTACAAAAATATGGAGTACCAAATAGAAATGGTAGAATTTATCCTGAAAAAATTTTAAAAAGAGAAGCAGATAAATATAAGGAAATGATTAATCGTGGAATGTCTATTTCAGAATTAAATCACCCTGAATCATCACTTATAGATTTAGATAGGGTTGCACATCTTATTACTGATGTGTGGTGGGAAGATAACGTATTGATGGGTAAAATAAAATTATTAACGACACCTGGATTCCATGAGAGAGGTATTGTTTCATCTAAAGGAGATGTTGCTGCAAATATGATGAGGCAAGGTGTTACTATGGGTGTATCATCAAGAGGTGTTGGTTCGTTAGTTAAAAAAGGAGAACAAAATGAAGTACAGGATGACTTTGAACTAATTTGTTTTGATTTGGTTTCTTCTCCGTCCACACCTGGCGCATATCTTTACTTAAATAAAGAAGATAGACCAAAATATGAAGAAAAATTATCAGAACAACAAAACATAGAATCAACTTCTTTAGGTAAATCTGTTGACTTAATGAAAAGATTATCCGATTATTTGGGTAAATAAAAAAATTAAGTTATGGATGAAAAATATTTTGTTGCAAGAGTTACCACAGATATGGTAGACGAAAACACAGGTAAGGTAAAAAAAATTAAAGAAGAAAAGTTGGTTAAAGGATTTTCACCAACAGATGTTGAAGCAAAAGTAACAAAGGCTTATGAAACATATACGATGGATTGGAGAATCACCGCCATTGTTGAAAGTAAAATTGATGAGGTTATTGAATAATTTAAAAACTAAATTGTAAAAAAGGGAACACAAAAAATGTTCCCTTTTTTTATGCGATATTCAAAAATAATTAAAAAAATTAATTTTTTCACAAGTGCAATATATTTATTTATAAAATAAACCAATACACGCAAAAAAATATTGCAATTTATATGGAAAAAAACAAATCTGTAGTTGAAGAAACTTTACTGCAAATTAGAGCAGTTGAAGAGGCTATCAGTGAAAACGCAAAAGGAATACTTGCTTCTACAATGAAACAAGAAATCAGTCAATTAGTAAAAGAATCCCTTAAAGGGAGTAATAAACTACACGAACAAGATGTAGAAGCACCTGAAGAAGGTGAAGAAGAACCTGAAATGGATGCTGAAGTAGAAATGGATGCTGAATTTGATGGTGGAGAAGAAGGTGAAGAAGAACCTCAAATGGATGCTGAAGTAGAAATGGATGCTGAATTTGATGGTGATAACGAAGGAGAAGAGTTACCTCCACTTGATATGACACAAGCCTCACCTGATGAGGTTTTGAGAGTATTTAAAGCTATGGGTGATCAAGATGGTATTATTATTAAAAAACAAGATGATGGAGATATTCATCTAATGGATAACAATAATAATACTGAATATCTAATCACTTTTGGTGGTGATGATTCACAAGAAGAAATCAATATGATGGAAAGGTATATGTATGAAGGTACAGAAAACGTTGAGGGTATGGATTATTTAGGTGAATTAGGTGGTCGTTATAACGAAGAATACGGATTCGAAAACGAAGGTATGG